CGCGACGCACGCCTCTCCTTTGGTGAAGAGCGTGTCAACGCACTGAAGTCTTTTATCACAGTCGAACTCGAAGACGCCTTATCAACGCGCCACCCGCTTGAAGTCTTGTGGCGTGAGCTAATGCGTATGTACGACGGCGTATCGAAAAACCCTGTCAAGAACTTCCCGATTGAAAATGCACCGAACATCGAAGTAACTCTCGGCGCAATTTCAGCAGATGCCATCTACGCGCAAGCCTACGATACCCTTTTCGGCGTCGAACCGTTTGTAACCGTGCGCGGTATGCCAAAGCGCAAGAACGACAAGGAATACGCCGCTTCGGTAAAAGCACTGCAACGCTTCGTAAACTTTATAACCGAAAACGAACTTGGCATCAAAGACAGCGGGGATGAATGCATCATTGATAACGTGCAACTCGGTACAGGTGTATTCTACATTCCTTGGACCGAGCGTCGCAAGAAAACTAAGGTAGCTAAAGTCCTCGCAGCCCACCCACGCATCCGTTGCCACCCACCTGAAGACACCTTCGCACCTGGTGGCAGCGTAGATGACCCCGATGAGGCTCTTTGGATCGGCCTTCGTTTCTGGTACACAGCACAGGAAATAGAAGCAATCTCAAGGAGAAATGGTTGGAACACATTGGGCATAAACCCAGCAGGCACAAAAGATTGGGTGCGCACCCGCCGCGAAATCCTTGGACGGCAGATGACGGGTATGGAGCGCAAGGGCAACCTTTACGAAATCTTCGACATCTATTGTTACTTCGACATCGACGAGGATGGGCTGGACGAAGATCTCTATGTCGTATGGGACCGCACCTCACGCAACATCCTGCACGTCGGATACAACCCCTACGACCGCCGCCCAATCGAAAAGATGGTATACCAGCGCCGACCGCACCTGTTCAACGGAATGGGCGTGCTTGAAATGATTATGCCTTACGAGAAGGAACTCACTGACATTCATAACTACGGCACTCTCAATATCCTTCTTGCCAACAGCCGCATCTGGAAGGGCGCAACGGGACGCATACCGGCGAACATGACACTATTCCCAAATAAAGTCGTTGAGCTGTCCAACCCAAAAGAAGATCTTGTAGCCGAGCAGATGGGTGAAGTCTACCCCTCACTGTGGAATGCGCAATTGATGGTAACACAGCTTGCCGAGCGCCGCGTAGGAGTCAATGAAATGTCGATGCCGTCCGGTGGAGGTCAGATGGGCAGTCGCACACCAGGCATCACGGCCATATCAATGATGGCGCAATCAAATAAGCGCTTCGCACCGGCTTTCGGTGGTATGCGAAATGCCTTCGCACGCGCTGTCCGCCAAGCATTGTATCGCTATCAGGAAAAAGTCCTTGCAGGTAAGAAGAAAGTCTTCGTGCATATCTCTCAAATCCTCGGTGTTGAAGACGGCTTGCGTGTAATAAACATGCTGCGAAAAGAAAACTTCGATGAGGGTATACAAGTCGAGTTAACCGCCGCATCGCCTTCGGTCAATAAGGAAGCCGAACGACAGGCTACCTTCCAACTCGTAGGCATCTTATCTCAGTATTACACACGAACACTTGAGCTTGTAACGATAGCAGCAAACCCACAGACACCACCTTCGGTCGCGGACGTGGCAAAACGGATCGCTGAAGCTGCTGGCGAAATCATAGAACGCACACTCAGAACCTTTGATCAGGTCCGCGACCCGAACATATTTTTAGTTGAAGTTGAAGAGGCAATAGACGCTGCTACGGCTGACCGGCCACGCCAAGCAGTCTTACAATTGATGGGCAACATGCCCACCGCAGGTGGTGGCGGTGCAGCGCCCAACGGAGGGATACAACAACCAGCGGCAGGACCGCCAGGAGTGATGGGAGGACAGGGTGGATAAACCAGCATGGATTGAGAGATTAGTGACAGACACGGCTTCGCTTCAATCATTCTTCGAGTGCTTAAACAGGTGGGAGAGTGAGGAGCTTTCCAAGATGCGTGATAAGCTTTCAGAAGGAAAGTCAGACGAAGCTAGGGTAGCAGCAGGCGCATCAAACGCATACAGCAACATGCGCAACACGATTTTAACTTATGAGAGAGAGGAGGAACAAAATGCCTTTATTCAAGAGCAAACCAGATGAACCGGCGCAGGCTCCACCGGCAAGCGATCCGCCTGTCGATGGCGCAGTCACAACACCGCCGGAGCAAACTTACGTGACAACGGAGCAATTTAACACATTGCAAGCGTCAATTGGAACGATGGCTGAGAGCATCAAAGTTATGAGCGACAACACATACAGGCAACCGGCAACCCCCGTGGCACCGCCTGAAGATCCTCACAAAGATCAAAAGGCACGCATCGCACAAATAGATACAGCTCTTGCCGATCTAACCAAGAAAGCTGATGACGCTCAATACCAAGGAAAACTCGGAACCATCCTGGCCGATCAGAACAAGCTTATGCTTGAGCGCGGCGAACTTCAGGGGCAAATGATGGCCGGTCAGACAGATCCCCGTATTGATGCTGGAATGGCAACTATTGACGCGATAGCTTCAAAGGTTGTATCATCTGATATGCCTTACTTAAATATCAAGGAGGTCAAAGACCGTTACGAGTATTATTCAAACCAGCTTCCGGTTGACCAACGCATGAACCCTGAAGCGAAGATGGGTGCTTACAACCTCGCTGTCGGTGAGAACCAAGTCGTGCTTGAAGAGGTCAAAAAGCAGGAATGGCTGCGTGAGCAGGATGAAGCTACACAAGATCCACTCGCAGGAGCTGCATCAGGCCGCCAAGAGCAACGAGCACCAAACGGTGGCATACCCGCGCCAAACCAGATCCTATCAACAGAAGCCATGCGATCCATCAAAGGTTCACGTCATCGCACACCTGACAACTATTATCGCAGTCTCGGCTACGAAGGTGGATGGGAGGATTACTACGAGAAGAACAAAGAGTATCTAAATGAAGAGGAGGGGGAGAATGCCTAAAGGAAAAGAGCCTATTAAAGTGATAAACACGGAAGACGCCGACGCCATTGATCCGGGTCTTGAAAATGCTGGTTGGAAGCGAGACGAGCAACTCGCTGAGCGCACGGACGCCCTCGAACAAGCAGCCGAAGAAGCGTCAGAGGAACAGGAGCGCTACGGCTTTGATCCGGCGACGATAGACCTTGACAACGAGATTCTATCATTACTGGACGAACTGCACGTCGATAACGCTCAATCCGGTCTTCGCTACTGTTGGTGCTACGAAGGCCAACGCGGTCGCGAGATCGTTAAAAAGCGCCGCCTCGGTTGGACCGTTGTGCAATCAGCCGATCCCGAATGCCCCGAACTAAAAGACGCTCGTGGATACCGTGTCATTGGTGACACTATTTTAATGAGTATATCTGAGCAACGCGCACTTGCCATCGATGCAATGGAAGAGCGCAAGCGCCGAGCACGTGAAGAAGGTGTCGGCAGCGGCCTCGTAGAACTTGGGGAACGCTACCAAGGCAAAGGCATTAAAGTTCATGCCGACGCATCTCAGGTCAACTTCGGTCGTCAAGGTAAAAACTTGATGGATGTTATGGAAGGCAGTGCCAAGAATCAAGGTGCTATCCAGACAGCTTCAAAGGGCGTAGACACAATGCTTAGAAACGGAACCGTGCCTTATATGCCTCCGCCGGGAAAGGCAGGTGGCTGATGTGGTATGAGCACTGGTTCGATGATGTAATATCGAAAAAGATTGATGAGCTTATAGCAAGGGGAATTTTGATACCTAAAGATGGTATGCTTGAAGTTCGAACAGCTTTGTTGACTGCGCCTTATTGGATACACGTCAGCGGATCAAAGGATTGCCGAAATTGCTCTTTATGGCACGCGATACTTTTTAAACAATTCGGTGTAATCCATAGCTTTTGCCGTTACAATTGTTGGAAAGTTGTTACTAAGCCACGCAACGTCAAGGAGCTTATCCAAGTAAATAACTTAATGTATGTAGTGCCGTTCGTTTATAACTTCGTCAACCCGATACCCGGTAAAGCTGGTCTTGACGTTAGAGATTACACTGATAAACCGTATGCCGTGTTTCAATATACGCACAGCTTGGCTGAGGGATTGCAGGTTAAAGAAATTATGCTTCACATGATCACGGAATATCTGCCAAACGATGAGATTGATGGGCAACACCTACAAGACACTGTATTTCTTAAACGTTCCTGTACTGAGTTTGAGCAAGCAATTCCTGGTGATAGTGAGTGGTGGGATGCACCGCAAACCGTTGATGAGATTGATCTTATACGCAAGCTTGAAGACATCTTACACTGCCCAAATACCGTTGATACACAGCCAGCTTGGTTGAAAGATAAAACTTTGGATAAGTGGTTAAGATATGCTAATTCAATTGGCGATCATACGGCAGTTGATATGATGGGAAAAGATACATTCAACGTCATATCACGTAAATACACTGCAAAAGACTTACAAACAACAGTAACCAAAGGAGGTGATCTTACATCTGAGCAGAAGGGAGAAAAGCGGAAAGCTAAATCAAAGAAGGAGAAAAAATAATGGCTACAGTAACAAAAAGGATTGAACCTCACAGGCGCTTGGGTTTGTCTTCAACCCCTACTTTACAAATAGCGCAAGCTGCTTCGTTAGCGGCAGTAAAGGGAGCGCCGGTTCAAATCACAAGTGGATATATCAATGTGTGTGACACCGCTTCTGTGAGTTCGGCTGACCAAGTTAAACCTGCTGCCAGTGGAGACTATCTCTTAGGGTTTCTACAGGAAGACGGAGCTGGCAGCGCATCCAACACCAGTAAAGTCGGCGTGACGCCTGCCTTACCTGGCATGATATTTAAGGGTCAGTTGATTGATAACAGCACCGGCGCTTTGGTAACGTTGGTTCAAGCAACGCATCTTGGAGCTAAAGCTGGACTTGCTAAACTGTCCGGCGACACGCATTACGGTGTTGATATGAGTCCGGCATCCAGTGCTGACTGTGTTACGGTTGTTGAACTAATCGATGCCATCGGAACGTCCGGTGGTCAGGTTGGTTTTGTGGTTAACGCATCTTGGCGTCAAATAGATGTAGAAGTATAACAAAGAGAGAGAGAAAAGAGGGAAGCGAGAAACTTAACAGGAGGATTTTAAAATGCCTACAAACACTGGAGCAATATCAGAGCTTCTCGCTCCTGATTTAAGAAGGGTCTACGTTGAGACCGGCAAGGAACGTCCTTTAGAGTTCCCGCTGTTCTTTAACGTTGAAGACATGGAATGGAACCCGCTGACCGATCAGCAGGTTTCGGGACTTGGTACGCTACCCGGCAAGGATCAAGGTGAGCAATTCACAACGGACGACATCCTGATGGGAAGCACCAAGACTTACACCGCAGCGCCGTTCGGTATGGCTGTGGAAATAACTTGGGAAGCGTGGCGAGACGAACTTTACGGCATTATGCGTGAAATGGTTCGCGAGCTTGCCCGTTCATCCCGCAACCGGCAGGAAGTCGATGCTTGGTCAGTTATGAACAATGGCTTTAGCACTTCTTACACAGGCTTCACCGCCAGTGAGTCACTGTGCTCAACAGCGCATACAGGTCTTGACGGCACCAGCCGTGCGAACCGTCCCTCACCGGACATAAGCTTCTCTCAAACCGGGTTGCAAAACAGCATAACTCGTTTTGAGAACATGACCGATGAGCGCGACTTACCACGCTTGATGACTCCTTCACAGATCCTTATCGCACCTGAGAATAAGTTCGTGGCACGTGAGATCTTAGGAAGTCCGCAGAAGGCTTACACAACCGACAACGAGGTCAACGCACTGATCGAAGAGGACATGACGTGGATGGTAGTTCACTACTTGACCACTTCAACTTACTGGTATCTGTGCGCTGCGAAGGGTCAGCACGACGTAAACTTTCTGTGGAGAGATCATCCGATCTTCGATATGTTCGATGATCCGTGGACAAAGAACGCGATTGCCACAGTCTATCAACGTCACACGAAAGGTTATGCAACTTGGCGTGGGGTTGATGGCAGTACCGGCTAAATTACATAACTCTTAAATTCGAGAAATCAAGGAGTGTTAAAATGAAACAAAGAATCAAAGCACTTGCAGCCTCGCTTGCCGATGTTGTTCCGGGTGTCGGTGAAATTCATATGTGCGCTCGTTCCGGCGCGTATGAGCCTTACTCGTATTGGACCGATTTGGTTGACCCGGATCGTTTTCACACATCATTGGTGACGGCTGAATCAAAGATGACGACAGGGCGCAACGACGTATTGTTGCTGACTCCCGATAGTCACAGCCAAGCGGCAGCCGTTACGTGGGATCTTAACTGCTCTCACTTGGTTGGCATGTCGCCGAAAATGCGTATGAACATGCGTTCTCGCATTGGTCACAGCGCAAACTTCGCGCCTTTACTGACCGTCAGTGGGTATGGAAACAGCTTTCACAACCTGTATTTCATGTATGGCAGAAACAGTGCGACCAATCTAAACTGCTTGACTGTCAGTGGCGAGAGAAATGCTTTTCATTATTGCCACTTTCTGTGTGGTCATGCAACCGAAGCCGACACAGCTACCTTCGACCTTGTGCGTGTCAACTGCAACGAAGCGTACTTCAACAAATGCTACTTTGGTAATGATACAATTGCCTGGGGAGCTGTTGATTTGGTCGAGTTGTACGGTGCGTCCGACCGTTCTTGTCGTGTGGTTTTTGAGGACTGTATATTCGTCATGAACCAAGACGCCGGTGCCGATGGCAACTTTTTGAAGACTGTTGCCGGTATGGGCGAAGGCGTGGCAATGTTCTTGAACTGTCAATTCATTAACACCGGCACAGCTATGACGCTTGCCATTGAAGGTGATGGATTGGGCAACGGCGTGCTGTTCTTCGATACACGTTGCGTGTTTTACAACGTAACTGACGTTGTGGCTGCTGCTTATGAAGCATATGTTATCTGTGGTCTTGACCATAGTAAACTCGGTGGAGCTGCCACAACCAACCTTATTGCTGGTACATACGACCATACGGCATAAGGAGGTGTCAAATGAGTATTGACACTTTGTTTGAGTATCACGCAGATTGTTGGCGGTGCAGAGGCACGGGAAATTACCAAGTCTCTACGCCGCCTTCAGAGCCGGTGATTGTACCTTGCCCTGAGTGCAACGCAACGGGTCACTTCATAAGAGGTCATCTACATTTTGCTGATTCTGCGGCTGCTAAGCCCGATGTATTCCAGGCTTACGCAGTCTTAGAGTGCATAGATGCGACTGAATATAACGCTTTGACTGCCGCTCAAAAGGAGGGCACAAAGATTATTTTATCTTGTGGTCAAGTCGATCTTGGACTAGGCAAAAAAAGCCGGACACAGTTTTTAAACTGGTTTGGCGCAGGGTCGGATACCGTAGTTGCTTTAACAGCGTTGCTTGCAACAGACGGCTAACAGGAGGCAAACATGCCTGCCAAGTCAAAAGCACAGCACGGCATTATGGGAATGGCACGCGATTACAAGGCTGGAAAGCTTAAAGCGTCCGACGTACCCAAACGTGTCTTAAACAAAGTGAAGCAGATAGCTGCGTCGATGTCCGATGAGCAGTTGGCTGAGTTCACTTCAACCAAAACAAAGCGCTTACCCAAGCACATCGGAAAGGGTCCAAGACGCAGGGTGCGCGTTGTAAGGAGTAGTTGATATGCGATATAAAGGCAGTACTGTCCAAGGAGCTGCGCATGATGTGATACACGGCTTAGTGCAAATCAATGAGCTTCCGTCAGGTGTCCGCGACGAAGTTGCAGCTCACGTCAAAAGGTTTCAAATGGAAGAAGAGGCCAAGAAGAAACTCAAGGAGAAACCCAAACCGCGAAAGAGGGGGGTGAAAAATGGCTAAGTTTCGTTTACCCGCGATGCGCTACAGGGCCAACCAAACGCCTAAACCACAGAAGCCGGAAAAGAAGAAAGAGGAACCAGCGAAGAAAAAGGATAAATAAATGGCAACCGTCGATGAGCTTGCCAGAGACATCGTAGGCTCCCTGGCAATTAACGAGGGGTATCTTATTGCTGCACGTTGGGTTGACAACCGTTATAAGCAACTTGTCAGCCGCGTGCGCTTCCGTCACTTACGCAAAGTAGGTGAGATCCAAATACCCGCCACCTATGACACAGGCACACTGACAACCACACGCGACTCCACGACTGTCACAGGGTCCGGCACTACATGGGAAACCAACATAGGCTCAGGCTCGCAGGAGTATTGGTATCTCAAGCCATCATCGGCGTGGTACAAAATTGCGTCAGTGGGTGGCGAAACTTCCATCACCCTCACTACGGCATTCAGTGAAGATGCTGTAGCCGCTGGTGCGTACAAGGCAGTCAAGCGACACCATCCACTGGACACCACAGCTCGCTGGTTGGGAGATTTCATCTTAACTCGCTTGCGTCTACCGCTCAGTGTCATGTCCGTCGAAGAGATGGATCGCTCGTATCCCGGTCGCATCTTAACCGACCAGTATCCACAAGCAGTAGCTCAGATAGGCGTTGACTCAAATAACTATTTAATGGTTGAGTTCTATCCATACAGCGCATCGTCTGAGATAGTCCATTACGTCTATTGGGATCTCCCGACTGAGCTGACTATCGGAAGCACCATCCCCGCGCAAATCGACCCATACGTTTTAAAGGAAGGCGCACTCGTTGATGCTTATCGCTACTTAAAATCCAAGTCGCGTCAGAAAGGCGACCACGAAGGGGCTAACTCGTGGCGCAATGATGAGTTTGCCCAGGAAACTCGGTGGGAGCGCCGCATACAGGAGGCTGCCGGAACCGACCAGGGCATCGATGACAAAGCTTTCATCCTGTCAATGTTTGGTGGTCGTGTGGGAAGTGGAGACATCAGGACAGCGCGGGATCACGTTTTAACCAATTGGTCATACCCAGGATAATCACATGGCTCGTTATATTTACCAACACAACGTATTTGACCCCGAAGGCAACGTGCTTGATTCGGCAACGGTCACAGTCTACCTCGCTGGCACCGACACTTTAGCAACCATCTACACGCAGGTAAGCGGCGGCAGTGCAGATGCCGACAGTGCTATCTTGACCGACTCAGCGGGAACCTTCGCATTTTATGTTGACACAACGGACTACGCAGCCTCGCAACGCTTCAAATATGTCGTCAGCAAGACAGGCTACACCAGTCAGACGTGGGACTATCTACAAGTTATCCCGTACAATGACGTGGAGGATGCTGCTTACGGCGCAGGGTGGAACGGTGACACAACACACGCACCGTCTCAAAATGCTGTCTATGATAAGGTAGAAGCACTGGACACCGCCAAGTCGGATAAAGCAGATGAGCGACGCACCCTTGTCACTGGCGCATCCACTGATCAGGGCAATGACGCGATCACCAACACCCTTGCGTGGCACATCGCCGATGCTGATGGTGATGAATGCGAAGTCCGGGTCATCGGAAACAATGATTACGATGTCACGACGAACATCGAAGTCCCGATAACGATGATACTCAAACCGGAGAAAGGAGCTATCCTTGATGGCACAGGTGATTTACAGATCAACAGCGCCTTTGGTGTAGACATCTT